CCGGTCTGGCGCAAAGGTAGCATCCTTGAAGTTATCTTCGGCTATGCAGATGGCAACTTCGCCCCGGCCCGGCAGCTCATCGTCAAGAAAGTCACTGGGTCTACCAAGCTAACCGTTGAAGCGATGTCGAAATCGTTTCTTCTAGACCGGGTGGTGAGATGTCGAACGTTCGAGAACCAGAAGCGATCGGATGCGGTTCGGTCCATTGCCAAAGAAAATGGTTTTGCAGACGAGTCCATCGAGATTGACGACACCGAGCAGATCGTTTCCGTTATCACTCAAGCCAAGCAAACAGATGCACAGTTCTTGCGACGACTGTCATCGAAAGAAGGCTTTGAGTTCTATATCGACTTCGACGGCTTCCACTGGCACGAGCGGCGCATCGGACAGAAACCAGTCAAGGAGCTGACGTGGTTCACGGACTTGAGCGGGGAACTGAAAAGCTTCAACATCGAAAATGATACCTCGCCGATACCGGGTCGCAAGACGACCAAGGGCCGAGACCTTCTGACTAAAGAGGACTTCTCGATCATCGTCGATTACGCCAAGGACTTTACCCCGCAATTGGCGGCGCAGGCAGAAGTCACGGCCGATGTCCTGTCTGCACTCGGCAACGTCGCCAAAGACGTCATCGACACCACGACTGAACCGGTCCGGTTTCTGGCCAATCGAAAGGCACGGAACCGGGGTAAGAAGAAACGGTTTCTCACGGTCAAGATGAAGGCCAAAGCCATCGGGGATCCACTGCTCCTGGCCAAGACCATTGTTCGCGTAACCGGAATTGGCACTCGTCTCAGCGGCAATTATTATCTGAAAAAAGTTCGTCACATAATCAAGGGTGGCTACGATATGGAGCTCGAGCTCCTAAGAGACGGGCACAGCGAGAACCGGGCACAGGAGCGTCTGTTCTCATTCATACCGAGCCGCGGCAACGCAGCGCAGGACAAGGGCTGTGAGGAACAGTTAAAATTCGTCCAGCAACTAATCGATAACGTCATCAAAGTCAGAGACGACACGTTTGCTCGGATTTTTCGAGCGGATGGGACGATTGGTCCGTCGCTTCAAAACCGAATCGGTCAGATCGTTAGCAACTTGAGGCGGCTCAAGCCGCAACTCACAAAAAATCCGCAATCGTTGGAAACAACAAAGCCAGTCGTCAAATCAGTTCGCGACAATGGATTTGCCTTGTTGAATGATCCCGTACTGAGAATAAGCAGTGAGTTTAATTCTCTTCGCGGTGCAGCTGGCGGGCTGGTTGTTGGAACCAGACAAGCTGACACAGCTTGTGCTGCTCAGCAAGAGAAGACCGGGTCACTGTCGAACTCGCAAAACCAGGACAGCCGGTCTGGAGAGAACTCATCGTTCTTCGATTCTCTGGGCAGACTTCAACAGATCAGGGCGGATGACGGACGAACCACGTATAAAGATCGAAAAGGTAGACAGCCGATCACAAACCAATGACGACAGAATTCGACAGCACTGAAGAACTTCACTACGTCGGTTTCTACGCGGCGACGGTTGTGCAGAACGAAGACCCGGATTTGCTGGGTCGGGTTCGAGTCAAGATTCCTGGCTTCATCGAGCCGGCTAGCAATTGGGCGTTGCCCATGGGCACCGTCGGCGGCGGCTCTCCGAATCGTGGTTGGTTCTCGCCTCCTGATATCGGCGCCGATGTCGGCATTCTGTTTTTTCTAGGGGACGTCGATACGCTGTTGTACTTTACTGGTCATTGGGCATTCCGCGAAGGCAGTCGGGAAACGCCACTTCAGCTCAGCGGTCTTGACCGGACGTCAAGGCTCAAGGTTACCGGATACGAGACCAACCGTTACCAGATGGTTTTCGATGAGCGAGGCGGACAGGAACAGTTTTTTGTCCTCGACAAGCAGACCGGCGACACTGTGTCGATGACGCCGGACAAGACTACTCTCAAATCATCGAAGCTGGTGGTCGTCGATGCGCCGAAAGTGTTTCTTGGCGAAGACAACCTGAACGAAGACCCTGCCCTCGGTGACGGGGTTGTCCTGGCGTCTGCGGTCGATCCGTTCACAGGTAAGACTCATGGCGCACTTGCCGGCGCATCAGCTCGAGTGTTTGCGAAGAAGGTGTAACGATGGCACTTAGCCCACAGATACTCGGTCCAGCGCTTAGGGTAGCCGTTCAAAGTGTTGCCGATCCACAGGACAATCAAGATCAAGTTTTTGAGAACATGGCGAAAGCCATCATTGACCATTTGCTTTCTGCCGGGGTGACGATAACGGTTATCCCGGGCGGCAGTAGCGCCGGGACTCATTTAGGGACTATCACCTGATGGCACTTCCACCGTCACAGCAACCATTCGGCAACGGACTCACCCACCCGTTTAGGCGAGATCGAAAATCAGATTTTGCCAATACGTTTGGTCCAGAGCTGGTTGCATCCGCAGTCAGTCAAATTATTGGGACCATGGCGTCGAGCGAAGCCAGCGAAGGAGAGGTCCCGTGGCGACCCGACTTTGGCTCTCTCATCCACCTTCTCAAGCATCAGCCAAACAACGAAATACTCCAAGAGCTGGGACGAACCTGCGTTGTTCAAGCGGTCGGACGGTGGGAGTCGCGGGTCCGAATCACCGACGTGACTGTGTCTAAAGCAACGAATGCTCAGCGTGACGATACGATGGAGTTGAATGTTAGGTTCAACTTTGTGGACCTGAACACCGGCAAAGTGATATTTGAAGATCTGGAAGCAAGCATTGTGATCTAAAGAGGCCCCATGGCAATTCTCCCAGGAAATCTAGACTATACGGACCGTGACTTCGACAGCCTCCGAGCCAGGCTCGAGGCTCTTATCAAGTCGGTGTTCCCTGACTGGACTGATTTCCAGGTCGCCAACTTCGGTAACATCTTGATTGAGCATTTCGCATTCGTCGGCGATGTCTTGACCAAGTACCAGGACAATCAATCTGGCGAAAGTCGGATTGTCACGGCGACTCAGCGAAAAAATATTCTCAACCTTGCCAAGCTTATCGGCTTCACGGCAGACGGAAACGCCCCGGCCACAGCAGAGCTAACTGTCACGCTGGCTGAAGTTCCAGTCGGTGATTTCACTCTCAACGTGGGGCAAGAAGTCCGAACCAAGCAAGTGACCGACCCAGTCTTGTTCGAGCTTCTCACCGCAGTAACAATCTTGGCCGCGGCAGATCCGCCGACCGCTACCGTCGATGTCGAAAACTCAACGTCACAGTCTGAACAGTTTCAGTCAACCAGTCTGCCAAACCAAGAGTTTGTTCTGGCTGAGATTCCGTTTATCGACAACTCCTTGGCCATCTCGGCAGCCGACGGCATCTACACCGAGGAAGTAAACTTCCTGAGCTCGGACGCGACAGAGCGTCACTTCGTTGTCGTTGTGGACCAGAACGATCGGGCAACGGTGAAGTTCGGAAACGGAATCAATGGAACCATCCCGCAAGGGACCATTGACATGGATTACAAAACCGGGGGCGGGGCTATCGGCAACGTCGAAGCGGGGACCATCGAAGTCATCGAAGGCTCGTTTACTGACGACTTGGCCAACCCGGTTCAAGTCTCTGTCACCAACGTCTTGAAAGCATCGGGTGGGGTAGATAGAGACTCGGTGGAGAAGATTCGGCAAGAGGCACCGGAGTCGCTTCGAGTCCTTAATCGGACCGTTGCTAGAGAAGATTATGAAATCAACGCCGAGAAGCTGGCGCAAGTTGCCAGGTCTCTCATGCTCACGTCCGACAACGATACGGAGATTGCTGAGAACTCCGGTATTCTGTTCATCATCCCGGAGGGAGGCGGACAGCCAACCCAGTCACTCTTGGATGCCGTATTGACACAAGTGACTGTCACCTTCCCCAATACGCTCACGTTCAAGCTTGAGGTCCGTGGGTCGGTGTTTCTCACGGTCAACATCTCTGCCCGCGTGTTCCGTGCCCAAGGAGTAACCCAGGCAGAAACTCGGGCAGAAATCGAAGACGTGCTTAATGCTCGGTTCGCGATTAGCAACCCGGACGGTAGCAAGAACCTGGACGTTGACTACGGTTTCAATTTCAAAGACGTCGACGGCAATCCGAGTGGAGAAATTTCCTGGTCCGTGCTTCAGGCAGATGTTCAGAACGCTCAAACCGTCCGCAAAATCGGTGACCAGGATGGCGACTTTACTTTGAATGGGGTTGATGATGATCTGACAATCAATCAAAGAGAGTTCCCACAGCTAGGAACCGTGACGCTTCTTGACGGTGACACAGGAGAAGCATTTTAGTGGCAAGCACGTTTCTCAATCTCTCGTTTGAGTTAGGTGCCGACGGTACAGCTGACGACTGGGACTTCACCCAGCTCTCAACCGCCGAAGAAATCGCCGGCTACGCAAACTCGCCGCTTGAAAAAGCGGTTGAAGACATGGAGAGCGGCTGGGATAACGATGAATTCATTTTTGAGTTCGAAGCGCTTCCGCCCGGTAATTTCGCATTCTATGACTCCACACCTCAGGACCGAGAAGACTTTGAAGAAGAGTGGTCAGCGAATGAGAACTTTCTGTTTGAGCTGAGCAGCATCGACCTGGCTCAATACGACGTCGGCACCCCGCAAGACTTCGAGGATTTCGAGGAAGAATGGGACAGCAACGAAGACTTCAAGTTTGAGTTTGTTGGTTTCGGGACAGACTTGGTCGCAGCAACGCTCGGCGGTGTTGGCGATGCTGAAGACTTTGAACAGGGTTGGTCCGCCAACGAAGACAATCGAGTCAAGTTTGTCGAGATGTCACCGATTCAGTCGTTGCAGTTCATCAATGCGAGCAACACCGTCGTTCGGATAACGGGCAGCTGGATTGTGGATGGTTTTCAGAACGGCGACTTTGTCTCGTATTTCGGCCCGGTCATAAACACCAGCAGCCAAGTGATATCGGGAATCACTGCGACTGTTTTGAACGTGACCAGCGTAAACAATGAGACGTCGCAGGCAAATACAACTTGCTTTGCTGGCCTTGAAAAAATGCCCTTCGCACTGACAGCGCAAACAGAATCGTTTGAAGGTACGTGGTCGTTGATGGCCACACTTTAGGAGACAACATGGCAGAAACAGACTGGGATGTTCTCACAAACAGCAAGCCGATTGGCGACGTCGACCGCGGTGTTACTGCGGGGCTCACGCCTCCGGCTGGTGGCGGGACCTTTATCCAGGGATTCAATTCTCTTGTATCTACGCCCGGCTCCGTCGGT